AACACTGCTGCTATGGATGAGAACATGAAATCTCTGGGCCAGCAGACTGGGGCATACGCCAAGACGCATAAGCTGTTTGACATGATGGGCGGCGACATGCAGGAGCAGGTGCAGGGTGCGGCATCACTCACTATGGCAACGCAAGCACTGGCACAGTCACAGAGTGCTGCTGCTGCCGGAGTACCCGATGATGCAGAAACCATACGCAAAGCACAGCAGGCCATAAATCAATCATTGCAAAACATCAACAATCTCTTTACTAAATTAGCTGCCAAGTTTCTAGTGCCATTCTTAGATGCCACAACCTACGTTCTAGAAAGTCTTGGATCATTAGGCACAGTTGTTGGAGCAGCAGTTGTTGCGTTGACCGGTTTTGGGCTCATGCTTAAATTGGTCGGTAAAACACTGAGCGTGTTTTCATCTGGCGCTGGTATGTTAAAATCCTTGTTTACTGGTGGCGGACTAGCTGATCTTGGCGGAGCAGGCGGTGGTGGTGGCCGCGAGGGCGGCGGTGGCAAGGGCGGCGGTCGTGGTGGCCGCGAGGGCGGCGGCGGCAAAGGCGGCAGCAGCATGTTACAGTCGCTAAGTGGTCTGGGTGAAAGCGTGAGCAACGCACTACGTGGTATTGGCAATCTCATCAAAGACGCTATCACAGGCATAACTGGTACTGTAAGCACTGCACTCAAGGATCTCAGTAGTGGTCTAAGCACAGTGCTTTCTAATATTAGCCGAGGTATTGGTTCCAGTATCAGCAGCATATTTGCTGGGATTAGCTCGGCACTTACTAGTTTCAGCACTGCAATTGGCAGCAGTTTGACTGCTATCAGCAAAGGCCTAGGCGACACAGCAGCTAACCTGGGCGCTGGCATCGGTAAAGGTGTGGGTGGGTTAATAGAAGGACTTGGCAAATCGTTAGCTGCGTTAGCACCGAGTGCACCACAGATGGCAATTGGTGCTGCCGGTGTAGGTGCAGCAATCGCTGCTATAGGGGCTGGTATAGCCGGTGCTTCTTGGATCATGGGCAAAGCTATGCCAACACTGGCAGAAGGGCTTGATGCATTCACCAAAGTAGACGGCGAAAAATTACAATCTACTGGCATGGGCATGATCAAGATAGGTGCAGGTCTGATTGCAATGGGAGTTGGAGAGGTTGCTAGTGTGTGGGGAAGCCTTGCTAGTGGCATTGCCAGTTTCTTTAGTGAAGATCCTATCACTAAGTTAGGTAGATTTGGTGAACTCAGCGAGCCCCTTAGCAAAGCTGGCGAGGCGATGGCCAGATTTTCCGAAGTCTATCCAGCAAGCATAGCGGCTATAAACAATGCTGTGTTTGATTCGGCAGCAATGGCCAGTTTAGACAAGCTTAACGAATTGTTTGAAGGTGAGGGGTTCTTTACTAGTATCGGCACTTGGTTAACAGGTGATAACGATTTTATCACCAAGCTGAATAATCTGGGTGAAAGCACTGCTAACATACCAACATTTGCTAGCAGGCTCACTGGATTTGCTGACGCTTATACCTATCTAGTACAAGCGTTTAATCAACCAATATCAACAGAAGCACTGGCAAATCTAGTGGGATTGACTGATTTAATTAATCAGCAAGCTGAAGCAAACAGTCCAGGGTTGTTAGGTAGTATCTTTGGATCGGCTCCAGAAGAACCTGTTTCGGTTGCAACACCAAGTGCTGCTTATCAAGCAGCTGCTACAAAGGTAGCAGCTGCACCAGTTGACCAGAAACACAAAGACATGATGGAAATACTCACTAAGATCAATGATACTATGAAAAGTGTAGCGACCACAGAAGAACGACAGATTCGTGTGATGAGCGATGGATTTAGTAGAATAAGTGGTGTAGTCCATTAAGTTGATTACGGCGTTTGCATGCTAGTATACTATAAATATCCTATTGAATGAGGCGAATATCAGATGGCATCTTGGAAGAAATATTTCAGCGCAGTTCCCACACAAGCTCGCATGCAGCAGCGTATGGAGCAGTGGAACAGCGATGGTGATGCCAAACCTGGTAGTTCATCAAAATACAACAGCTATTTGCCAGAGGTGTACAGCGGTGCGCCAAATCGCATAGAACGTTATGTGCAATATGAACAGATGGATCTCGACAGCGAGATCAGCCGTGCGCTGGATACTATCAGTGATTTTAGCACACAGAGCTTTGACAAAGACGACGAACCGTTCCAGATAAGCTACAAAGGCAAGCTTAGCGAAACAGAGATAAAGCTGCTGACAGAAACGCTGCAGCAGTGGAGCAGCCTCAACAAATGGCGACAGCGCTTGTGGCGCATGTTCCGCAATGTGATCAAGTACGGTGATCAAATATATGTGCGCGACCCAGAAACATTCCGACTGATATGGATTGATCCTACCAAGGTTGAGAAGATCATTGTCAATGAAGACAAGGGCAAGAGCATAGAACAATATGTCATACGTGACATAGATTTCAACCTCAATACTCTAGTCGGTTCCAACATGCTGGTGCACGATCAGTATGCGTTCCCTGGTGGGTATCCTCGTAGTGGCAATCCAGCAGCTGGCGCAGGTACTACGAACTACGGTCAAAGTTCTAGTCCTGGTAGCCGCAACAGCAGATTTGATAACATGCCAAACGACACAGCAGTTGATGCAACACATGTGGTACATCTTAGTTTGTCAGAAGGTATGGATAATCAATGGCCGTTTGGTACTAGCATACTTGAAAGCATCTATAAAGTTTACAAGCAAAAAGACTTGCTTGAGGACTGCATACTGATCTATCGTATCGTGCGTGCACCAGAACGTCGTGTGTTCTATATTGACGTTGGTTCGCTCAGTGGTCCGCGTGCTATGCAATACGTTGAGCGTATCAAGAATGAGATCTATCAGCGTCGAATCCCTAACAGGACAGGCGGCGGTACCAGCGTGATAGACGCTGCATACAATCCTATCAGCATCAACGAAGATTTCTTCCTAGCAACTAACGCAGAAGGCAAGGGTACTAGGATTGAAAATCTGGCTGCAGGTGAAAACCTTGGGCAGATTGACGATTTGAAATACTTCAACAACAAGATGATCCGTGGGCTTGGCGTGCCAAGCAGCTATCTACCAACTGGACCAGACGATGGTACAGCCACTTATAATGATGGCAAGACTGGCACAGCATATGTACAGGAGTATCGCTTTAGCAAGTACTGCGGTAGATTGCAGAACTTGATGACACCTATGCTTGACAAGGAATTCAAGCTGTTCCTAAAGCATCGCGGCATAGAGATACAAAGCAATTTGTTTAATCTGCAATTCTTCCCAGCACAGAGCTTCAGTGATTATCGCAGGATGGCTATGGATGGCGATCAAATCAACTTGTTCAGTACACTTATGGGTACAGAAGCTACCAAATATGTTAGCAAGCGCTTTGCACTAGAACGCTATCTTGGCTGGACCAAAGAAGAGATTGCAGACAACGAGCGCATGTGGCGCGAAGAAAATGCAGACAAAGTCAAGAACAAGACTGGTAGTAGTGCTGGGTCAGAACCGCCTGGTATGAATTCTATAGGATTAAGACCGGATTCTGAGACTCCTGCACCGGAAGGTGAATTGCCAGACGAGGGCGGCGAGGAATTACCAGGCAGCGAAGGCGAAGCCGGCGGTGAAGCTGCTGCTCCTGGTACTGCGCCGGCGCCACCGGGCGGCGGGATACTTGGAGGTTAACAATGGCTATAAATATCAGGGTTGGGGTGCGATAAATGAGAGCTGGCGAATTTGAAGCGGGGTATTATTCCCCAGAAGATGACAAGTTTAGTCAAGCACATCTGCATGATACCAGACGTCCTCGGCTAACACTTGTGCAATTGAACAAATTAAAGAAAATGCGAGCCGCTAAGGCACTAGAAGACTTGGTACATGCAGATCACTTAGAGATACAATATGCACCAGAGTCTGAAGAAGGACCGTCTCTATGACCTATACGATACCATATCAAGCCACAGCAACATCGCAAAGTAACCTGTTGGTACTCAACGGTACTATCAATACTACTGAAACCAGTTTGGCATTGGTTGGTGCAAACAGCGTTAATTTTGGCTTGTATATAAATCAGAATTTCATCAAGTTAATGCAGACATTTGCTAGCAATAGTGCTCCTACCAGTCCTAAAATAGGACAGATGTGGTACGACACTATAAGTGCATCTATCAAATATTACAACGGCTTCACATGGAAGATACTAACTCCGCCGTTTGACGGGTCAGCTGGCACTGCTACTGCTAGCATACAAGGGCAAGCAGTAGCACTAACTCTAGCTGGTAATCAGATAGTCTATGCTACCAGCTTGATTGCGTTAGATCAAGCTAGCTTGCCAGCAACTGTGCTTATCGACGATAACAATTACGCTATGGCAGCACGCTTCCCGCAAGGGTTGGGTGCAGGTATTACTATAGCTACTGATAGTAACGGACTACAGCTGTTTGGTACAGCTAGCACTGCTAATGCATTTGCAAAAAGCATGACTATCACTGTAACAGGCAGTGCCAATGCCAGTGTTAGTTTTAATGGTAGTAGCAATGTAACAATGCCGCTTGCGCTAACCAATGTTGTAACAGCCGGACACTATACCAATGTCACAGTTGGTAGCAACGGTATTGTAGTATCTGGCGGTAGCATAACGTCCAATGACGTAGTAGCAGCACTTGGATATACTCCGGGTGTGGCTAACGGTGCTGCAAATGGTTTAACGTTTGGCAGCAATATCAGCCTACAGGGTGTGATTGGTGGTAGTAACATCTTCTATGGCAACAGCAATATCATAATAAACACCACGTTCTTAGACAATCCTATGCCAACGAACGGTATTATCGCAATACCAACAGGTAGTATCATACCAACTGGTTGGTATATTGCTAACGGTCAAACAGTGACTTTACCTTCCGGTGGTGGCACAGTTGTAACACAAAGTTTAGGCAATGTACAACTAGCCGGCTGCTATTGGGTACAGAAAGTATATTGACAGATCTCAGCATCTGTCATCAAATCTACATTTTTTCACCTATATCTACTCGTATTTGTGTTTAGCTATTAAATACTTTCGAGTCTGCAATCACATCTTACAACAGGAGAAACCACAATGGCTAAAAAGAATAAGTTAGAACAAGTCCTTGAATACCTCGTCGCTGGTGACGAGACTAAGGCAAAAGATCTGCTACATCAAGTATTCATTGAGAAAGCCCGTGCAATCCACGAGGAACTGATCAGTGCTGACGAAGACATGGACGAAGAAACGCTTGGCGGCGACGAAGGCAAGCAACTGCGTCATGACATGATGCATCACAGTGATCATATCGATGAGCTCAGCGATGAAATTGACTCAGAAGAGATCATGGGCGAAGATGAAGATCTAGAAATGGATGCTGACATGGACATGGCTGATGCCGAAGACGATCTTGGCGATGCAATGTCAGATGTCGACGACGCAGAAATGGACGACGAAGAAGCGATGAGCGACGACGTTATGGGCGACATTGAAAGCACCATGGGCGATCTTGAGACTGCACTTGCTGATCTCAAGGCAGAGTTTGAAAAGCTTGAAGGCGGTTCAGACGACGCAGACATGGGCGACGACATAGGCGACGACATAGGCGACGACATGGACGATGCTGACATGGGCGACGAAGGCGAAAGCGAAGAAGAAATGGACGAAATGTTCACTGAAGAAGACTTCGACGATCTCGCAGAAGCTGTAGAACTTGAGAAGGTAGCAGTACCTACCTCAGGCGAAGTTGGTGCAGGCAAGTTTAGTCCTCGTGATAGTAACGAAAATTCTAAGAGCCCGGTACCACCAACGCAGACTTCGCGCTTTGGTGCAAAGCCAATCAAGACCGGCGACGGTCCAAAAGCAGACGGGTATGCTCGTCAACCAGCCCCAACTAGTGCAAAGCTTCCGATCGAAGCCAAGGGTAACCAACGCAAGAAGGCAACCGATGGCATGGAAAATGAGCAGAGCGGCAGATATGGTGCCAAAGAAGACAGCCGCAGTGCATTGGATACTACCGATCGCACTTTTGGCAAAGGCAACCAAACAAGCCCACTTACACATGCTCCGCGCAAGTAATTGACACAGCTGACATGAAAATTAAATACCGCAGGATTAGCGCCTGCGGTATTTTTTGCAAAAAAACGCCTATTTGCAACAGGTAAATCAAACTGTTACTAAATATCACACCCAAACTATAGGTAGTGTCATGAAAGATAATATGCTAGTTGAACACCTCGCCTACGACACTGCGAAAGCTGAAGTCATCACTGAATCAGCTGGTGAGGGCCAACCTAAGAATGTCTACATGAAAGGCATCTTCATACAGGGCGGTCTGCGCAACCATAACGGTCGTGTTTACCCAGTGAATGAGATACGCAAAGCGGTAGAGACCCTGAATGAGTCAATCAGGCAGGATAGCGGAGTGCTTGGTGAGTGTGATCACCCACAAGAGCTCCAAATACATCTCGATCGTGTAAGCCACAAGATTACTGAGATGTGGATGGATGGGGCTAACGGTTATGGTAAGTTACAAATATTACCAACACCGTGCGGTCAAATCGTTCGCACTCTACTCGAGAGCGGCATCAAGCTTGGTGTTAGCTCACGTGGTTCTGGCAACGTAGACGATAACGGCGAAGTAAGCGACTTTGATATGCTCACAGTCGACGTAGTTGCCAAGCCAAGCGCACCCAATGCTTACCCCGTGCCTATGTACGAGGCGATCATGAATCGTAAACACGGATATCGAACTCACGAGCTAGCTGAAGCTGTTCGCCACGATGGTTCTGCACAGAAGCATCTAACGAAGATACTGCTCAACTGGGTTGACGAGTTGAAACTGAAATAAGGAGTCGGTTGAATGACAACAAAACTTGAAGAACTCCTTGAGAATGATGTACTTGGCCCTGAGGTCAAGACAGCACTCCAAGAAGCATTCGATGCTAAAATCAAGCAATCCGAGGCCAAACTGCAGGAAGATTATGCTGCACGCTACGCCAATGACAAGCACCAGCTGGTCGAGGCAATGGATAACATGCTGAACGATACCATACGTTCTGAACTAGAAGAGTTCGCAGAAGACCGCGCTGCTCTCATAGCACAGAAGACCAAGCTCAGCAAGGAAACCTTAGCAGCTAAGCGAATCGCAGAAGCCAAGGTAGCTAAACATACTAAACTGCTTAATGCTTTCATATCTAAGCAGCTGAAAGAAGAAGTAAGCGAGTTCGTCTCCGACAGGAAGACGCTAGAATCACAGCGCAGGAAGATGGCTAAAGAAGTTGAAGCCATCCGCGAAAGCGCAAAGAAGTCAACACAGAATCGTATCAGCAAGCTTGAAGGTTTCGTAGTTAAGAAACTTTCGGAAGAGATTGCTGAATTTGAAACTGATAAAAAAGCACTCATTGAGCAGCGGGCCAAGCTAGCTGCCGAGGGTAAAAAGAAGATCAACGAAACCAAAGCAGCTTTTGTGCAGAAGGCAACTTCAACGCTAGATAAGACGTTGAACGAAGTCATCCGTAATGAACTGGTGCAGTGGAGAGACGACATCAAAGTTGCTCGCGAGAACAACTTTGGTCGCAGGATCTTTGAAGCTGTTGCAAGCGAATACATGGCTAGCTACCTTTCCGAAGGCAGCCAAGTCAAGAAGCTGCAGCGCCAGCTGGCCGAAAGCCAGTCACGTATTGTTGAAGCAAAGAAGCAGATCAACGAAAAGCAAAAGCTCGTTGAATCAGCTGCGGCGCAGATCAAAAAGGCCAATGACCGCGTACAACGCAACGATATCATGAAAGAGATGCTCGCTCCGTTGAACCGCGATAAGAAGGCAATCATGGAAGAAATGTTGCAGGACATTAAGACTAGTAATCTTAAAGAAGCCTTCAATCGTTATCTCCCAACCGTGATGAACGGTGAAGCAACTGGCGCTATCAGGCAAAAACTGTCTGAGAATGCTACAAAAAATTCCGTGGCATTCACGGGTGACAGGCCAAACAAGCTGTCAGAAGCGGTAAGAGATGAAGGTTCAAACGACATGAACAAGATTCTCTATCTCGCAGGCATTAACAAGTAAAGGAAGCCAAAAAAATGAGCAAGAACCTATTTGAAACTCATTGGTCGGCAACCAAGACCGCACTCTGCGAAGGTCTCTCAGGCAATCGCAAAAAGGTTATGGAAGTTGTCCTTGAGAACACCAAGAAGGACCTGCAGAGCAAGTCCGGAATACTTTTTGAAAGTGCAACCCCAGGCAGTACATCTGCAGGTAACGTTGCTACTCTAAACAAGGTAATACTACCAGTTATTCGTCGCGTTATGCCTACTGTTATCGCGAACGAAATCATCGGCGTGCAGCCTATGACCGGCCCAGTTGGTCAGATCCACACGCTGCGTGTACGTTATGCTGACACGTTTGGTTCGCCAACACCAGTTGCAGCTAACACCGAAGCACTGAGCCCATTCCAGATCGCAGCTTTTTACTCTGGTAACGGCAACAGCACTGCTCCAGCAGCTGCTCCAGTTAGCGTCCTTGAAGGCGTTGCTGGTAAGCGTCTGAACATCCAGATTTTGAAAGAAGTCGTAGAAGCAAAGACCCGCAAGCTAAGCGCTCGTTGGACCTTTGAAGCTGCACAGGATGCACAGGCTCAACAGGGCATTGACATCGAAGCAGAAATCATGGCTGCGCTTGCGCAGGAAATTACTGCTGAAATCGATCAGGAAATCTTGACCAGCCTTGGCGCATTGGCAGGCACTACGCTTACCTATGATCAGGCTGCTGTGTCTGGTACTGCAACATTCGTTGGTGACGAGCACGCAGCTCTTGCGATCCTCATCAACCGTGCTGCTAACCTGATTGCTGCTCGCACACGTCGCGGCGCAGGTAACTGGGTTGTGGTTTCACCCACCGCACTCACTATCCTACAGAGCGCAACGACTAGTGCGTTTGCACGTACCACAGAAGGCACCTTTGAAGCACCGACCAACACTAAGTTTGTTGGTACTTTGAACAACAGCATGCGCGTTTACGTGAACCAGTATGCAGCTGACAGCACCAATGTGCTGGTTGGTTATAAGGGTCCAGGCGAAATTGATGCGGCAGCTTATTACTGCCCCTATGTTCCGCTAACATCTTCGGGTGTTATCATTGATCCGAATACCTTCGAACCAGTGGTCAGCTTCATGTCACGTTACGGCTACCTAGAGCTTAGCAACACTGCAAGCAGCTTGGGTAACGCAGCTGACTACCTCGCTGGTATCGCGATCAATACTGCACATTTGAAGTTTTTGTGATTTTAACGGGCTATGCCCGTTACTTACGGTATTTCAAAAAAACCCGGGAGCAATCCCGGGTTTTCTGATATGTAGGTTACCGGACTGTTACCTTTTTATAACCATAAATATGACTTAGTCAAGGAGCGATGATATGATATATGACTGGCATTATGGGCCTGCAGAGGTACACACTGTAGGTACCCTTACAGATGTTGTAACACTAGTAAATTGGAGTTGCACTGCATATGCTCCCGACGGTACAACATATAAGAAGAGCGGTGCAGTTACACTTGGTGCACCAAACCCTGCAACATTTACAACATTTTCAACCATAACTGCAGCACAAGTGCAGGCATGGGTATTTGGTAGCATCAATAAAGCTACTGTTGAGTCGCAGCTGTCTATAGAATACACTAATAGGGTAGCAGCGCAATCAGTTAAACAGTTTAAGTTTTAAGGAAATTCAATGAGACTGCGTGAGATACTAAGCGAAGGTGGCAACCAGATACCGGGTGCTAAAGATGTGCCATTGGATCAAGTGTCAATGGTGGTTGATAAAGCTATCAATCTGTTGCCACCTATCTTGCGTATAAATCTGGCCAAGGATATAGGGTCAGCGGGATTTAAAAAGGTCCCACCTGGCGACATAGATCTCATGATCGAATCAGACGACTTAGTGAAACAATTCAAGACAGCTGGTGAGAAAGATCCGGTTAAGTCTGCTAAGAAAGCATTAGAAGACTATCTCAAGCAAAAAGGATATGCTGCAAACATGAGCGGTCGTAACGTGCATGTGGGCATTCCGTTCGATGGCGGCATTGCGCAAGTAGATTACATGGTCATAGAAGACGTAGAAACTGTTGCTCCTTATCACCAGCATGGTCCACGCGGCAGCTACGACGATCCAGATTTCAGAGGCAGCGAAATATTCATCTTGATGAACAGCATAGGCAAAGCATTAGGTCTCAA